AGAGTTCAGGCGATTGAATTAAATGACCATATTAGAAAATCACATCATAGTTTTAATATTGTTGATAATGTAATTGAAGTATTTCCTTTACCAAAAACAGGCTTTGGTCCAATGAGGTTATATTTTGATTATATGAGTAGAGATGAATTTGAGCATAATTCTCAAACTGTTCAACCGGATTCTTTATCTGACTATTCAGATGTTCCATATGATTTTATTCAATATTCAAATATAAACGATGTTGGTAAGCAATGGATTAGAAAATATACATTAGCACTTTCAAAAGAATTATTGGGTGCAATTAGAGAGAAATATTCATCTATTCCGATTCCGGATGGGGAAGTTAATTTAGATGGTGCTGCATTGAGAGCAGAAGCTCAAGTTGAAAAAGATATGTTGGTTACTCAATTGAGAGAAAACTTAGAAGAGTTGAGTAGAAAAAATGTGATGGAAAATAAAACACATGAATCAAATCATCAGCAAGAGATGTTAAGAAAAGTACCTTTAAAATTATATGTAGGATAATATGCCAAAATTTGTATCAGATAGAGATGTAACATTTTTCAAAGGAATAGCAAGAGAATTAGTAGATGATATAGTACAAACTAGTTTAGTTTTATTTAAAATTAATATAAATGAAACTAAAGTAAATATATACGGAGAATCTATGAATAAAACTTGGTATCCGGGGGTTGAAGTATTTGGTTTAATTGATAAAGAACCTGAATCCGCACGTTATGAAGGGTTTGGTTTGGATACAGACCAAAATGTAACATTTAAATTAGATAGATGGATGTTAGAAGAAAAAGGTATTTATCCTGAAGTAGGTGATATCATTAAGTGGAATGAAGGATATTTTGAAATTGATAATACAAATGAAATACAATTAGTAGGTGGACAATCATATAATAATTTTAGTATTGTATGTTCTACATTTATGGTATCTAAATCTAATCTTAATATAGAAGAAAGAATTAAATAATTATGGCACATAATCCATTAACGCCTGATTTTAATAGAGCAAATCAAATTAAATCAAATAAAAATGATGTAAAGAAAAGCGTAAGTCTATTTGATATAGATTATGCTATGATGTCTTATTTAGAAGATGTTGTATTACCTACATTGGATAATAATGGGACTGCATTAAAAATACCTGTAATCTATGGTAATTCTGAAAGATGGAATGGTTCTCGTAGAGAAGGTGTTTATAGAGATACGCATGGTAAAATTCAATTACCATTGATGATGCTTCGTAGAACATCCATTGCTAAAGATGAAACAATGCCAATGTTAAATAGACATGTTTCATACCCAGCGGTAACAAAATATTCAAAAGATAATAGATACGATAGATTCACAGCCTTAGGTGGAAATGTTAAACCAAAATTAGAAATTTATAATATTACAATGCCAGAATATGTGGAAGTAAATTATGAATGCATGTGCTGGACATCTTATACAGAACAATTAAATTCAGTTGTAGAAGCATTAAATTTTACAGGACAATATTGGGGCGATAAAGATAAGTTTAAATTTAGAACATTAATATCGGATTATAATATAATAAATGAAGTTGGTAGTGGTACTGAAAGAATCAATAGAGTTGAATTTACTTTAAATGTGCACGCATACTTACTTCCTGAAAAATTTGATGGACAATCGACTACAAAAAAATCAATGTCTACAAAAAGAGTTATTGTTGCAACCGAAACCGATGTAACGGGAAATGGTAGATTAGAAGGAATGTTAACAACTACATCTCCATATTATGATAATAAAGATTTAATAGATTTTCTTTCATTAAATAATAGTAAATCCCAAAATCCAACTACAAACGATACTATAACATTTACAGGTATTAAATTAATAGAAGCACCTACTCAATTACAATCTGTAATATCCGCTGGATTATCGGTAAATGGTACAATGTATGATGCTAAAATTTATATAAATGGTGTAAGGTATTATCAACCTACACATTTTAACTGCACCGCCGGATTAAATAGTTTAACAATTAATTTTATTTCCGCAAATTTAGGATTTAATGTAACATCAACAGATGAAATTATTGTAACAGGCAAATTTCTAAATGTATAATGAAAAGAAGTTTATTAGATATTACACAAAAATTATTTAGAAAACCAATAATGGCTGTTTTAATTCCTAAAGATTTAAATCATCCGGATTATTGGATTTATGAAGCGCCTGGTCATAGATTAGTAAATATATTACGTGAAATTGAATTAAGAGAATCGCAAGATAGATTATTAGTTATGGTAAATACACAAGGAATAACTCCTAGGGATTATATTATTGATGAAAGTACAGGTAAATTACTAATTAAATTTATAAAATCACATTTTGAATACGAATTGGATGATGATGATTATATTGAAATACATGGAGATATAGAAAAATATGCTTAAACAATTTAATTCAAATAGTAAAAAATTAAATAGAGTTGTTCCAAAAATAAACTCTAATAATTTAGTGTCTACCGATTTGACTGGCAGTTTATTAAATATTGAAATTCCAACAAATACTAAATTTGAATCAAAAACTCGTTCAAATTCAAATCCTATAAAAATTGCAAATAATAAATCTAAAATTGATAATTTTCATTTAGAGTTATTAAATTATAGTGCTAGAAAAGATGCAAGATATATAGATGGGTTTGATAATCTTACAAATACGTTAACAATTAATAATGTAGTATTAGATTATGGAACGGAAGGAGCAACTTCAAGTAATTTTGAAATATTAGTATATGGTTTGCATATTCCAGGAAATTTTACAATCAAAGAAGTTGAAAATAATGTAGTGATAACATTAAACGATAGATACATTGATTTTGATAATGTTACAATTAATGATATTTATGTTATAGGTAAATTTAAATAAATGGCAAACTTAATAAGATTAAAACAAATAGAGAGTGGTTCTGCACTACAATCATCTGCAGAAATTGGTACTAATATTACCAATTCTGTAAATAATATAGTGTCCCAATCATTAGAAACAACATTTTCTGCTTCAATTGTTAATATTATAACAAACAATGTAGCAGCAGTTTTGCCAGATGGAGTTGTATCGGGTTCATCTCAAATATACATTAGTGGAACAATTGGGTATAGTGATATAGCAACGGATATAGAAGTAGCAGTAATAAGCTCATCTTTATCAGCATCGCAAGTTTTAATATCTTCTTCAATAAGTTCATCGATTGCCGCAACATTAAGCGGAAGTGCATTTTCAGTAACGACATTAAGTTCATCAGTAAGTACAAGTTTAAGTTTAATAAGTTCTTCAATTGCAAGTGTAACGGGAGACTTTAGTGCATCCGTAGCAAATACATTTGCAACACAAAGTACAAATCTAACATCAGTAAGTTCTTCATTAAACGCATTTACTTCTTCAATTGGGTTAACAATTAAACAAAAATTGAATACGGAAAATGTAATAACATCATCTAAACAATTAGATGGGCAAGTTATTAATAACTTAACATTGGGCACAACGGGAGATGCATACTCATTAATAGTAAGCGGAGCATTGGCAGTTGTAGATGCAGATATCACAATAAATGGTTCTCAGTATAATGTTGGTGGACAAATTTGGGTAAATGGCGAAACAGGTTCTGCAGGAAACCCACCATCCGAACCTTACGATAATGTTGGAAATGCACAAGCGGATATCATTGACCAGGGTGAATGGTAATATAATAAAATAAAATATATTGGAAGTTTTAAGTATTTACATAAAATTCAATATTTATATCAGAATAACCTTATCAACGGAGATAACTAAATTAAAATATGGCACAAATAATTAAACACAGACGTGGTAGTTTAGAAAGATTATCAGCGGTAACATCCTCACTTCAAAAAGGTGAAATTGTAATTGCATCAGGCTCATCAAATCTTACAACAACGAATGGTTCATCAATCGTATTCGCAGTAGTAGAAAGCGGTTCGATAAGAGCGGTAAATAGAGTTTTAAGAGGTACTAATGCACCAAATGTGTTTAGTGGTTCGGTATATAACGGAATGGTAGATGGTGTTCCTTACTATTCAAGTGGTAATTCTACTTTATATTTGTTAGGAAGTGATACAAATGAAGCAATTAATTTAGTAGGTAACATTCAACCATTTAGTAGTTCGGTATCTGCTTCAATTGCACAATTGAGTTCATCAGTTGGTACTACAATTAATACTTCGTTAAGTGCATTAAATACATTTAGTAGTTCTGAAAATAATAAATCTGCTACTTTAGCAATATATACTGCAAGTATTGATACAAGATTAACTGAAGTTGGGGTAGTAACCGGTTCTTTAATCAGTTCGGCATCAGCAGCTAAAACAACAAATGATTCTCAAACAGTTTCAATCACAAATTTAAATACGTTCAGCGGTTCTCAATTAACTCAAAATTCAACTTTAGCAACTTATACGGGTTCGGTTGAAACTAGATTTAGTACATTAGCAACTTTAACTGGCTCAAATGCAGTTAAATTAACTAACTTAGAAACTACTTCAGCAAGTGTTAATATTTCAGTAAATAACTTAAACGCATCATCTGCATCTCAACAAATTAGTATAGATGCGTTGAATACATTTAGTGCATCTGCAAATACGAGATTTACGGAAGTTGGAGTTGTAACGGGAAGTTTAATAACATCTTCATCAGTAGATGCTGCTAGATTTGCAACATTAGGAACTTATACAGCATCCGTTCAAACAAGATTAACTGAAGTTGGAGTTGTTACAAGTTCATTAATTACTTCGGCATCAAATTTAACACAAAGAGTAGCAGCAAACGAAGCAGTTAGTGGAACTTTTGCAAGAACCAATTCGGCAAATACGTTCACCGGAACACAAGTTGTTAGTGGTTCATTATATGTAACACAAGATTTAATAGTTGGTGGTTCATCATCTATTCAAAACATTA